CCGCTATTCGTTGTAAAGCCTGCACATAGCCTTTTAAGATGTTGTCGCAGTCAGCTAAAGTCTCCACAGTGGCGTCTAGTGCTTTACGTGATTTTGCCAATTGATCAATGGCTAAAATAATTCGGGTGATATCCTCAGGATACTGCAATGTCCCAACAACCTCATTTAGATGCTTCAAAACATCCTTACAAAGTGATTTGTTACTTTCTTCAACCATTTCCGCAACTTTGTTTGGCACTTCTTCTAATTCACAAGAATATGAAATATTTACACGCACTTTTATACTCCTTATACAAATATACTATACACTATACCGAGTATTTTGTCAAGCCTTTTTTCTAAATTTCTTTAAATGTCTCTCTTCGCACTCTACTGGCTGAGATTCGCCTATTGGTAGCACCAAATATGTTTTTACCCCTTGAGCAGCGTGAATCACAGCCCGATCATTCGATGTAACTACAACGCAGCACTTATCTTTAATTTCTTTAGGGGCATTTTTCCTACCCTGAACAAAAGCACCTGGGGCATACACAGATTCAGAAAAAGTAGCTAAAAGCACTTTTTTAGTGTACTCGTTATCACACATTGATTTGAATTGCTTTTTAGTAGGAACAAAGGTTTCGTCTGTTAACACATTTTTTACCAAAGTGCCGTAATATGGGGGATTAGCATCGTAGTATTTTGCACAAATTACTGCTATTTTTCTTTTTTCCTCATCATATTCTTCTATCCATTCTTTGTGTTCCGTAGTCATTCTTTCGGCTGCGGCTGATTCAATATCTTGTAGAGCGTTATACTGCTTTGTAGTAACTCCGCCATAGCTTTCATAATAATTCAGCAGAGACTCCAAAAAGACTTTTGTATCACCAGTGGAACCATTTTTTAAGAGTGTCTTGATACGAACGGGTACGTCTTCATCCTTTATTTTTTCTTTTGGAATTTTCTTGTATGCTTTATAATATACATGTGAAGACATTTCTCATTTCCCTCGTTCATCCCCCTCCTGAAATAATTTGCATCCAAAAAGTAGCGGTCGAAAGACCAATAATACTTGCAATTAACATCCAAATTATCTTTGAAGAAGATTCTTTCCAACTTTCAAGCTCGCGTAACCTAGCATAAATTCCTTCATCAGGATTATAAACAGCTTCTTTAATCTTGCCGATGTCCTCAGCCATTTCTTCCTGACGATCCTTAATATTATCAATACCATCCATCATCCTTTCAAACTTTCCATTCAATTCTATAAGCGCTTTTGTGCTAGCTTCCATCATTTCGAGCCCTTTTTTGATCGAGAGATCTGTATATAAATAGTGCTCGGGCGAAGCTTTACACTTCAATAATCGCATAATTGGTGGTTAATAATGTGGATGCTGCAGAGGCAGCGTTTTGGAGAGCAGTTCTTGTAACTTTAACAGGGTCGATTACACCAGTTTCAACCAGATTAACCAGTTCCCCGGTCGAGAAGTCCCATCCTAGCTCATCAGTTGCCTCTAGAACCTTCGAAAGAACTAGATCTGGGGATTCCCCTGCATTTTCAGCCATTTGCCTTAGCGGGGATTTTACGGCTTCCAGAACAATTTTAACTCCAAGCTCCTGATCTTCATTATCTGCTTCAACTTGGATATCTTTTGCAGCCCTGAGAAGCGCTACTCCTCCACCGGATACTATCCCTTCTTGCCTGGCTGAACTGACAGCTTCTAATGCGTCTTCAATGCGGTGCTTCTTCTCAATCATCTCAACTTCAGTGAGGCCGCCGACTCGGATGATGCCAATCCCACTAGCTAGGCGAGTAATACGCTCTTGAATTCTTTCACATTCGTATACAGAGTCGGTTTGTTCTAGTTCAACTTTAAGAGCCTCAATTCTTTTTTCAACTTCATCTGTATCACCTTTGCCGTCGATGATTGTAGTAATACCTTTGGTGATATCGATTGTTTTACAGCGGCCTAGATGCTCCAAAGTTGTATCTTTAAGCTTCGTCCCTTGCTCCTTAGAAACAAAAGTAGCACCGATAGATACCGATAGGTCTTTGAGGATGTTTCGTCGATCCTGGCCATAACGAGGGGCCTTTACAGCAGCAACCTTCATGGTGCCTCGGACGGCATTCATGATCAGCGCAGCGAGTGCTTGGCCTTCAACATTCTCGGCAACAATAACCAACGGACGTCCCTCGCGAGCAACGACCTCTAGAACTGGGAGTATTTGATCTACTGCTTCAATCTGCTCATCTGTTACCAGTATGAAGGCATCATCATATTTCACTGTGCCCCTGCGTTCATCATTGATAAATTGTGGAGATAAGTAGCCAGAATCAAATCTAAATCCCTCAACAAGATCTAGCGAAGTTTCGACTGATCTTGCCTCCTCTACGGTAATAGAGCCGTCTTTCCCAACTCGATCTACAGCAGTAGCAATAAGTTCACCGATGGTTTTATCACCATTAGCAGAAATGGTTGCAATGTGCGCAACATCTTCTTCACTCATAATTGGGCATGCTAGCTCTTCAAGATTTTCTACAACTTTTGCCACAGCTTTATCAATACCTCGTTTTAACTCAACAGGAGAAGCTCCTGCTTTCAAGTATCTCTGAGCTTGCACGAGAATGGCTCGGGCAAGAACTGTCGCTGTTGTTGTCCCGTCGCCAGCGACTACGTTTGTTTGAGAAGCCGCTTGCTTAATAACTTGGGCCGCGGCGTCCTCAAATGGATCTTCGAGATCTACAAATCGTGCAATGGTCACACCATCTTTTGTGATAACTGGTCGACCGCCCTTCTTGTGCAAGATAACATTACGGCCTCGCGGGCCGAGCGTTGACGCAACGTTGTTTGCAAGGACATTAACACCTCTCAGGATTCCCTCGTGAAGAGATGAATCACAAGAATACTTCTTAGCCATTTAAACCTCTATTGTTTGTTTATATTATAGCACTTTTTTGAAAAAAGTAAAGGGTTATTTTATTTTAGGGGCCTTCTACCGTTTCAGGTCCCGTTGCTCTGAGTTCCTCAGTTTTGCCTTCAATAGTGTCGGCAGCGGTGATGGCCGAGATGGCGCTTTTATCATTTTTAAGTCCAGTCCCAAAATATGAATTTAAATTAGCAGTCAATGTTTTTAAATTATTGATGATGACAAATACCGAATCATTAATTTCTGCAACTACGCGATCAAGCATCTCTTGGATGAAAGACTGTCCAATCTTAATCTCTCCGATAAAGACCTGACTTTGACCAGCAGGAAATAAATTACCAGGACTAGAAGCGGCACTTTGTGCAATGTTAATGACATCAGTTTTGCTGAGTCCAAACTTATCTGTATAAAGATATCCTCGCGTATTCTTTAAAGCTACTTTCTTTAATTCTGGAGGAAGACCATTATAAACCTCTTCCGATTGCTCCGTACTAGCAAACTCCATATCAGTCAGCGCCGCGAGGCGACGCTCACCAGCACTTTTTACGTAATCAATGGCAGCGCTGTTGGCGCGAACTACGAGATTAAGCACGTCTTGTCGAGTATCAGCGCTAAAAACCTCGCTACTTATAAGATCATCAACGACGGCTTGAACGGGCTTTTTCAAGAAAGGGGAACGACCTGGGCGGCGGTCGCCCTTTGATGCAAAAATTTGAGTGTTATTCGCCCAATCTAAAGCCTGCAGGAGTGCTTCTGCTTGTTGCTCATCTTTAATCTGAGATTTAATCACTTCAGTAAATTGAGCTTCCAGTTCTTCGGCCGAAATCTTTGCTCTCTCAGGCAATGTTGCGTTAAGATCTGCCTCTCCAGGGTTTTGGATGAAGGCAAGCGGTAGTTGGATTGAGTTTTGCGATGTGCCACTAGCTTTGGCATTAATAGCAACAACGTTATCTAAATCAAAATTAAACCTGTACCATTTAATCGACCCTTCCTGTTCGAGCCCTTGGCCAGTTAAGCTTTTCATACATACAACGTATTGCATATGCCCGGGTGCACCCACAATATCATTAACAAGGTCGGTCCAACTCCCGCCCACTTCAAGACTTTTTTCAGAATACAACTTAAGACTGATTGGCGTTCCGTCGCCGGCGATTAAATCTGCTATGGTACCTTCCCCAGTAGGGACCTGCTGTCCTTTAAGGAGCGCTCCAAGGAAAGATTCAAAAGAAAAGCCAGCTGAAGCGGCATTAAAATTCTGGATCACGGCAGTTAAAGTTTTATAAAACACCAAATAAGATAAAATCTTAGAAATTTTTGTTGCAGGTGCGATATTAGCTGGAAATTTAAGCCCCTCTTCATAAAATCTATTTAAAGAGGCCAGCTTTTCTTGAAGATCGGTCCCACGAATATTGGCCAAATAATCAATCAACGCTTGACGTTGAGGGCCCGCAATTTGAGTGCCCTTATCCGTGGTACGCACGTCGGACCACCCAAGTTCTGAGACTGGTATCTCTGGGATCATGTCAACAGTGAGGGTGGTGCTCTGAGTTTCTTTTATAAGTTTTCCTAAGGGAAGAGCATTTATTTCCTCATTGATCATTTCAACGAGATCAGACATGCCAAACGGCTTTTTTTCTTCTGGAGCAAAATAATTTTCTATAGCTTCATCAATCTTTTTCATGCTAATAATTAGTTTCCTTAATCTTATTCAGCCTATACAACTTCGTCCGCAATGCCTAACTCTACAGCTTCTTCCGCTGTAAGATAAACGTTCATCTTTCGATTCAATAATTTTTTAAGATAACGCTTCGTCATATCGGTTTCCTCGACAAGACAATCAATGTGTTGCTCTTGCATTACCCGAATCTCTTCCATCTCGTTTTCCAAGTTATGTATCGCTCCATGAGAACCAGCAACAACGCTATGTAACATCACGCGGCAATTCTTTCCAATTTTTCTTTTACCCTTTGTGCCCGACGCAAGAAGAAGAACACCGGCCGACATAACCTTTCCCAATCCAAAGGTGTGAATCTCGCAGTCCCGTCTAACCATACGCATCGTGTCATAGATTGCGAACATCTCTACTGCGGATCCTCCATAAGTTGAAATGTTGAACGTGAACGGTTCATAAATTTCTATAAGATCTGACTCTTCGTCCTCTGGGTTTTCTAAAACTTCTTCCTTGCCCATCTCTCTTAAAGCTATCATGGAGAAACATATGTCTCCGGCTTTTTCCTCTTCTATCTCACCACAAAGGCTGAGTATTCTTATTTTTGAAGAAGATTGCTCTGTGGAAGGTTCAAAAAAGAGCATCTGTTGTAAAGAGTTGTCTTCGGTTTCTTCCGTTTCTTCGACTAGATCTGGTTCTTTTCCTTTTTTCTTCTTTGGCATTTTTGGGACCTCATGATTTTTTCTTTCTGCTCTCGTACTTATAAATTCGATCCAATTCTTCCATTGCACTGGTCCAATCATCAAACTTAAATGTGTGCCTATACACCTTGGGACAACTGACTAACATATGTGCAATACAGGTGCTTTTCCACATGTTAAAAGTGCGATCATCGATATCTCTAATTCGCTGTATATCTTCGTCTGAAGCGCCAGCAGTTGCCATATACTTATACTTAGTTTCTTTAATAAAACCAACGTCTTCTGCAACTGTGCCCATTATCTTCAAAGCTTGAATGACAGTTTCTTTAACTAGTGCAGCCATGTGCCCATACACCAATATTGCTGCCAATGTTCTGTAGGCAAAAATGCCACCAAAAAACCAAATAATTTCTTTATATTCTTCCATCACTTTTAACTCTTTAAAATCCTATCTTTCATCTTCAGCAACTCCGGAGACAAGTTATCATCTTTGATGTCTTCTAAAGTTTGGCGAAACTTTTTCCCAAGATGATCTTTAAAAGGAAACATAAAATAATAAGCGGGTCCTGTGAACTGCCCTACTACCCAAGTTATATCATAGTTTTCAATAAAAGTACAGCGTTTATCAACATTTTCCACTTTTCCTTTAATTCGCATCCAGTACATCATTGCTAAGCTCATTCTGTAACCTCTGAACTCTAACCATGCTCGGCCCGGGCTTGGCCAGGGCAACAAAAACAAAAGGCACCAAAGGAATGAAATGTTCCAAAATGCACCTATCGCTAACAGAGAGAAGATCTGAGGTGATAAATAAAGTAAATTAAATAACCACCACATCTTCTTTCTATCATAAAGATGTACGTACTCGTGAGCTAGTATTTCTATTTCCGCTTTTTGACGAGCTTTGTTAATACCCCACCAGTCTGGGACATATACAACTGGATACATTGTCGTGACATAGTTTGTCATGAACTTTCTGTTAAAGAATAAGACAACGGACAAAAGCTTCATTAAGAAACTCTTGTTCTTGTGCCTTATCTCAAACTTGGGAATATCTTCCTCTATCTGATCAATGACTCGAATGCGCATCCTAAGATTCTCAAGGGACTTTGCTGACATTTTGGTCCCTCCTTCAAAATCAAAGTGAGTGTCACCCTTTCTTACTGAGCTTGTTGAAGATTCTTTCTGCGAGTTGCGTTGCGATCTCTTCGCGCTTTGACGCATCTTGAAGACGCTCGGCGACGCGGCGGGTGATATCGGCTACAAGAGCTTCGTCGTCCTCTTCGAGCTTGCGCTTTTCTCCACCACCTTTTTTGACCATCGCGAGGTCTGCTCTAGCCTGCGCCTTTTCCTCTTCTGTCTCTTCCTCTTCCTCTGCGGCGGGGGACAGGCCGGGGGCACGGCCGGGTCGATCTCTGCGCTTTTCCATACCTCGGCTAGCCTCTTCAAGATCTTCTTCAGCTTCTAGCATGGGCTCTTCCTCTGCAGGAAGCTCTTCGCCAGGAAGCTCTTCGCCAGGAAGCTCTTCGCCAGGAAGCTCTTCGCCAGGAAGCTCACCTTCGGGCTCACCAAGCTCTTCACCTTCACTAGAAGCAGAAACTTCAATACCAGTCGATTGGGTAATCGCATCGGCAATTGCATCAACAAGATCTTTTACATCAGCCTCATCAACAGGGCCTTCTGCGGGTTCTTCACCGGGGAGTTCTTCGCCGGGGAGTTCTTCACCGGGGAGTTCTTCGCCGGGGAGTTCTTCACCGGGGAGTTCTTCATCGCGATCATATGCCATGCCGCCTTCGTCTACTGCCTCTTCTTCTTGAACATTTTTATCAAAAAAGTTCTTCGTAAGCGGGTTAAGTTCTGCTAACTTCATAAAACGACGGATCGTGCTCTCGCTAAGTAAAGTCTTGTTTTTATCTTTCATTTCAACTGCTCCTAGGTATGGTTGAGAAAATACATTAATAAATAGTCCCATAACGGGGAAAAAGCTTTATTTTCACTCACTAATCTTTGTCCTTGAATAAATATCTTTTCATAGACAAATTGTCACTGTGCAACTTTTTCAAAGCTTTATCCTCAATCTGCTTAACTCTGACAAAACTTATTCCCAGTCTGTCTGCTGTTTCTCGCAGCGTTAACCTGCCATGCTTATCTAATGTAATCAGTACACAATTCATATCATCACCGTAATCTATCCAGTTATTGCAATCTTCAACTGGACAAGTAACCTCGTGTTTTAAACAACATTCGCAACATTCTTTCATAATTCTGGGTTCTCCTCTGCAATTAGATCAAATATACTTTCGATCTCCCCTTTATCCAAAGCAAATTTGGATGTAACATTTTTACCTGCGTCACGTAGTTTTTTAGTTTTCGCTCGCTTATCTTTGCTTTGAATACTTTTCTTCTCTCTGTGGTCCTCAATAAAGTTTATAACTCTCTCGTCATCTTCGAGGTAACCTGACACCATGAGTCTAAAAAACTCTCCCTGTTTTATTCCGTCTGCGTGCAATCTTATTTTTAAATCTGCGTGACGTTTATCTAATTCTTCAAAACAAATCTTTTTTAAATCTTTTCCATAATTGATCTCGGACATTAGTTTCTCCTCAAAATGTGCGTCGAACTTTCAACTTGGCTAGCGTTTGTCTGACGGACAAACTTTGCCTTGGCATGCAATTCTTCAATTGTTCTTGCGCCTGTATATGAAAAGCCGCTGCGAATGCCTCGCTCAAGTTCTGAAAGAATAAACCCGACTGGACCTTTATATGGGAGCGTGGTTGATACCCCTTCCATAGAACTTGTACTTCCACGCCATGCTAACTGAGCTTCTTTGCTAGCCATGCCTCTGTATACTTTGTATTGTTTGCCGTGGGTGTTCGTAAAAACTTCACCGGGGGATTCATCTGTTGC